GCAGCCTTGACTATCCTGCGGCCGCTGTTCGTTTCCATCTCCCGGAACAGTCGCGTTAGCTCCTGCAATCCTTCGATGGTCACGTCATCAGCCATAACGCATTTCCTCGCCTCGCACGTCAAACCCGTTCGGCGTGGTCACGTCAAACGCACTGCTGCCGTCCTTGCGGGTCTTGATGCGGTATTGAGTTTTTGCGGTGTCGCTCCAGTCCCACGGGCTCTGCCCGTAGTCCATTGATTCAACGGTGTACGTGTAGGTTGTGCCGTTGATCGTGCGTGCGATAATGTCGCCGATTGCAGGCGTGCCCAACGTGTAGGATGCAACCGGGATCAGCCAATCGGCGAAATCCACGGTTGCTTCCGTATCCTCACCTAACGGGGCTTTCTGCGTCGTCCCCTGAATCGCATTGCTCACCGTGATCGTGGTTGCACCGCGCGAAACGGTGACCGGAACACCGGCCGCCGTTCGCGTTAGTGCTAATCCTGCAGTGATTGCTGATTCAAGCAACGACACAATCAAGCCTCATCAGGTTTCGAGCGCCTCGGTGCTCAGAATCGCGTCTGTCACGATGATCGGCACGCCGAACGACTCTGAAGGAAAATTTGCCGGTGCCCCGGTCGCATTGGTAGCCGTTCGGCTCTGCTGCAACTGCTTCAGGCTGCGGCGATTCATCACCAGCACGGTTGGCTGCCGTCCTGCCGGGAACTCACTGAGCAGGCTGGAAATCAGGTCGTCTGTCAGCCCCTTGCCACTATCTGCGGTCAGGTTGGCAATACGACCAATGGAGTAGGCTCCACCCATCTGCAGACCCATCCACACGCTACAAGGCGTGTCGTATGCGTGGTACCAGCCGTCGGCACCCTGCACGCGGGCAATCTGCGTGTCACCGATGCTGATTTGTGGCTGGGTAACCATTGCCACGTCATCCGTTCCCAAGCGGACTGCGTACACACTGGATGCGGTGTCGGCAGTTGTTCCGCCCGCGTCAACAACCATGTCGTCTGCGAGTGCGTCAAGGTAGGCGGAATTCAGGAACCCGGTGAACCCGGCAGAATCGCCACCAGTGCCGGTGCCGTAGAACACCTGGCTTTCAGCCTTGAACAGCATGGCGGCCAAATGGCGGGCACCCTCGCGGGCAATCACCTGCTCTGGCGTGCTCTGGCTGTCGCCGTCTGCGGATCGCGTATCGATTGCAAAGCTGAAGTCTGCAATCTTCAGATTGACGGTCACCACGGTGTCCGTGCTGTGGTCGTTGTCGCGTCCGTTGTTTTCGGAACGGAATCCAACGCTTGGTGCACCGGTGTACTTGCGGTACTTGTGCACGGTGTTGGAGCCACTCGGATTGATTCGCGGCATTCTGGCCACGAATGGGGAATCCTGCAGCAGGTCAGACGTTGCGGTCTGGGCAACGTCGAACGCGCCCGCCACAAGGTCCGCCACGGTCATATTGTCGTCAGCCATTGGTCAGACCCTCCTCAGTTGTGGCTTGCGCCGTTGATGTGAATGCGGTTTGCGAACCCTTCCGAAAGGCTACGCGCCTGCGGTTTTTCATTGATTGTGCCGTCGCCGAATTCCTGCGGCTCATCTTCGCCGAGATCAACGGCTGCGATGCGGCCTGCAAGCTCGTCACGCTCTGCGGTCAGGCTTTCCACCTGTTCACGCAACGCGGACAACTGCAACGCCTGGCAATCCTCAAAACTCTTCCCGGCCGCAAACCACTCGCCACCCTGCTGACCGAATGCGGTGAGATACCGCTGCAATTCGGCCGCGAAGTCCTCGCGAGTGACCTGCGGAGTTGCCGGAACTTCCGGCTGTTCAACGGCGTCTGCCATTGGTTCACCCTCCTGAATCAGGCTGAGGTTGTGACGAGACAAGAAACGCGAAACAGCCGCTTTGATGCGGTCGCCGTCCACGCTTAACGCCTGCAATGTTGGCCGCTCGTCTGACAGACCAAAGGCGAATGCAAATAACCCTTCCGCGTCCTGTGCAATCTGCTGTTCACGATGAAACAGCCCGTCAGGATTGGCAGCCGGGGAATCCACAACGTCAGCCGCTCGTAATTGCTGCAGCCGTGCGTGTGTGTAATTGTTTTTGTTGTCCTCGTCAGGGCTCACAAATCGGCCGCCCTGCGTGTTCTCCAGTGTGTGCAGTTCACTGGCTGCCGCGTCGTGGTCAAACACGATGCTAATTCCGAAATCTTCCGGCGCGTCTTCTGCCAGTTGCATGACGTAGGCTGCCAAATCGCCATCCGGCGTTTTGGTTGCTGATTCCTGAAAGTGCAGGTCTCCCAGCACCTGGTCGCCCTCAGTGCGGAGGTTGTGGACCTTGCCGAGATACGTGCCCAACCCGTCTGAACTCAGCCCGGGGTGCGTGAAGCGGGCTTTCAGTCCGGTGTTTTTCGCATTACCTGCGGCAGTCACGTCTGACAGGAAATCGGCGTCAACCCAAAGGTCGTGCCCGAGTGCTTCCCCGCGTGTGATGATGCTTGCACCGTTGATAACGCCGAACCCGTAGAGCCCGCCCTCGCGGTCAATCTCGCTGGCGTTAGCGCGTGCCGTGCGTGCGCGGAAATGCTTTAGCGGGAGTTCAATCACGCTCATTGTCTGCCCCTCGTGTTTCTGTCTTGCACGTCTTCTGCCACGGTCTCAACCGGCTGCATGACGTAGTTCAATGGGACGCCTTTAGACTCGGCGTACTCGCGAGCACGTGCAATGGCGTCGATGTTTTCCTCGTACTCGCCCCTGCCGGTCTCCTTGCAGATGCGGTACGGGTTATCCAGCCCGGCATTGATTGCAGCCACCGCCCCGTTGATTTCCTTTGTGGGATCCCACCACGGCATGCCACGGTGCACCCACTCAAACGTGAGGTCGCTGATTGTGCGGCCGCGTGGCAGCCTTAGTGCACCGCTGAGAATCCACGACTGGTACAGCCACACGGTGATTTTGCGAAGGAACTCGGACACGTCTGCCCGCTTGCTGATGCAACTGCGGTCGTACAGCAGCCATGCCGCCCGAGACCCGAAAAAATTAGTCCGGCTTGGGTCGTGGAAATTCATCGGCAGGTCGAGACTGTGCAGGGCAATCCCGAGCACCACCTCAAGGAACTGCTGCGTGTTGCTGCCGGGGTTGTCTGACTTCAGGAACTCCGCACGGTCACCGTCGTTCAAATCCAGTTGTACCGGTCCACGGCCAAAATCGACCTTGTACCCTTCAGGCTCGCTGCCCTCCAATGGTGCCGCCGCTGCGTCTGCGTCACGGCTGAACACCAGCGCAAAAAGCTGCTCAACCTTCATTTTCGCGAGTGCGTAATCAATCCCCTCGTACACGTCACGAAAGGAATTGATTGCAGACGCCAACGGGCTGATACCGCGTACCTGGTCGAATCGCTCGTAATAGCCGTGTGGAATTATCCGCCTTGCTGGCACGTTTCGGGCAAACTCAAACTGCTGCCCGTTCGTGCGGTTGAATAGTGCATATTCAGCAGCACCGCCTGCACGGTTGACCCGAACCCCATTGACCCACGTTCCGCCGTTGATATCGCGGCCGTCTGTGGGCTGGCGGATGCGGTCTGCTTCAATCGCCTGCAGTTGCATGGATTGCAATTTGAGGGCAAACACGTCACCGTCTCGTGTGCGGGCTGCCTCAAACAGCCTGAGCATTTTCGGGAACGAATGCCGCCCGGCTGCGTCGCAGTTCTGCGGCCGCTGCCAGTCACGCATTAGGTTTTCGATTTGTGCGTCTAGCGCTTCGTCTCCCGTTCGGCTTTGGAAGTCGAACATTGAGACGTAGTCGAGATGCTTGCGGATTGCCCACGCCACCACAGCGAAATTGCGGGCAAGGTCTCGCGTCGCACCGATCATGGAATGCCGGTCACGGTTTTTCAGCTGCTCGTCTTCTGACTTCAGAATCGGGCTGGCAGCCTTGCGTTTCGTGCTGCTCCGCACGGCGTCATAGCCGGTAGCAAACATCTTGCCAATACGCCCGCCCCACCGCTGCAGCGTGGTTGCATCGCTCATGGCCCCGCCCCCAAATTGATGGTAGCGGAAACGGGACGGGCAACGGCACCGCCCGTGCATCGAGCAATAGCGGCTTGGATGTCACGGAGTGCCCGGCGCAGGTCTGCGGGGCTGGCAAACGTTGTACTCTGCCCGTCCACACTGATACTAGTGACACCGCTTGCAAGGGCGGTCTCCAGTGCGTCTCTACGGGCTTTCAGTGTTGCGAGGTCTGCCATGTTGGGCAGTGTGCTCGCGGGCTACTGTGGGCGAAAGTGGGGATATTCGCAGGGCGAATAAATTCT